CCGGCATCAGCGTCGCACGCGCCGTCGAGGCGTGCTGCGAGTACAGCTGGATCGGCTTCAACGCGAAGTGGTTTGCCGAACGCCAGGAGCAAGCGGCAGCTCGCGTGAGCAATCTCTCCGATCGGCGGGCATCGACCATCGCCGGCCTCACCAACCCAGGAGCCACCCATGGACATCCAGACCGCACTCTCGACGTGGAAGCCCGCCTCGTCGGCTGAGCCGCTGCCGCAGAAGTGGATCGCGCGCATCTTCGAGCGCCTGACCGCGCAGCTCGGCTCGAAGGTGGCCGACCTGTACGCGGGCGTGCCGCCAGACACGGTGCAGGAGGAGTGGGGCCGCGCGCTCGCGGACTTCCACCCAGCGGAGATCGACCGCGGGCTGACCGCGTGCCAATCGCGCCCGTTCGCGCCGACGCTGGGCGAATTCCTGCGCCTGTGCCGACCGGCGCTTGATCCGGAGACCGCCTTCATCGAAGCCGCGCACGGCTTGCTTCAGCGCGGTCGTGGGGAGGTCGGGGATTGGTCGCACCCTGCCGTGTTCCGTGCCGCGGTGGCGCTGTCGCACGAGGTGCGAACGGGCAATTTCCGGGAGGTGCGCAAGCGCTGGGAGTGGCAACTGTCGATCGAGTTCGCCAAGGGCTGGTCCGAAATCCCGCCGCCGCGCGTGGCGATCGAAAACAACGTGTCGCTGCGTCCGGCGAGCGAAGACGAAAAGCGCCGACTGCGCGAGCTGCGCGAGCTGTTCTCGGCGGGCTTCAGCGAAGAGGAAGTTCGCCTCGGAATGGGCGAGGTTCACAGGTCATGAGCCATGCCGTTCGACTGGAACGCGGAGCTGCGGGAGCTGGCGCGGCATCTTCACTGGATGGCGCAGATGCCAGGCGCCGTGGAGCACGCCCGGCTTCGCTTGCGGGAGCTGACGCGCGAGCCGATGTACGCCAATCTGCCGGCGCTGATACGCGAGCTGCAGGCCAAGGACAAGAGCGCCCCGTGATCAGCATCCCCATCCAGGCGGTGAGCGTGGCGAACCTGCGCGAGCACTGGGCGCAACGGGCCAAGCGCGCCAAGGAGCACCGGCAGGCCGCGCACTGGGCGATGAAGCAGGCCGCGCGCCCGACTCTTCCCTGCGTCATCACGCTCACGCGCGTAGGGCAGCGGCGGTTGGACACGGACAACCTCGCCAGCGCTCTCAAGGCGTGCCGCGACGGCGTGGCCGACTGGCTGGAGATCGATGACGGCGACGCGCGCATCGAATGGCGCTACGCACAACGAACGGGCAAACCCTACATCGTGGAGGTGAACATCGCATGAAACCAACCGAAAAGGACATAGCAATCCTGCGCGCCTTTTCCATCGGCGGCGCACTCACGACCAACGAGCTGGCGGCGCAGATCAAAGCCGAGCGCGATCAGATGAAAACCGCCTGCGAGCGGCTTTACAGCTTCAGCTACCTGAACCGGGAATGGGTCGGGGTGGGCAAGCAATCGATCTACACGCTCGCCAGCAAGGGCAGGAATCTGCTGAAGAAGCTGGAGCCCAAGACGGTGGGAGAGATGCCCGCGCAGCGAAGCGCGCCGAGCCGGGAGCCGTACAGCCCCAAGCCGATCGTCACGCGCCCCGGCTCGCAAGACTTCCTCAAGTGCCCGTCTCGCCGCGGCGATTCGCTTGTGGCACACGCGCTGCCGCTTTCGCTGGCTGGGAGAGGCGCGTGAGCGAGCGGATCGTCCTGACGCTGTGGAACCCGCAGCAGGCGTACCAAGCCATTCAGGAGGCGTGGAAGCGCGCGAAGTCGATGCTGTTCGCAGGCCATCGGCTCACGCTGGAAGTGAAGCCCGAGACGCGCTCCAGCGAGCAGAACGCGCGCATGTGGGCAATGCTCACGGACGTCTCCCGACAGGTCGAGTGGTACGGCAAGCGCCTGACGCCCGAGGACTGGAAGCACGTCTTTTCCAGTTCCCTGCGCAAGCTGGATGTGGTTCCGAACATCGAAGGAACCGGTTTCGTGGCCCTGGGCCTGTCCACCTCTCGCATGACCAAAGGCGAGATGAGCGACCTGATGGAGCTGATCTCGGCATTTGGCGCTGAGCGCGGCGTGGCCTGGAGCGATCCGGCCGAAAGGATGGCGGCGTGAAGTGGTGCGACCGAACCCTGATGCTGTGCTCGTACTACTACGGCCTATGCACGACCGAAAAGCAGTTCCACAGGGAATTGCGCAAGATGAACATCGACCGCGCGCAGTGGCCTGAGTTCATCGCGAACGAGCAGAGCAACGCGACGACGCACTTCTTCGAGTGCAACGACAAGCGGGCGGCCATCGTTTGCATGCCGATCGTGAAAGACCGCCTTGGCGTTGAAATCGCGGGCCTGCTGGTGCATGAGGCCGTCCACATCTGGCAGGCGCACCGGGACGACATAGGCGAGAAACAGCCAGCCTCGGAGCAGGAGGCCTACGGCATTCAGTGGATTGCGCAAACCCTGATCCACGCCTATGGGCAGGAGATGGCGGCATGAAGCCTCGCCTTCGCTTCTCTCGCGGCGTTTGGTGGTGCGGCTTCGCCCACCAGCACGGCATGTATTGGAGCTGTGCCGAGACGCCAGAGGCGGCTTTTGAGCTGTGGGCTCGATTCACCCAATCCGTTGCGGCTGCGGATTCAGCCGCGCAATCGTGAAAGGCAAAGAGAAATGAGCGAAGTTCAACGTGAGCAAACCTTCGGCGAAAAGGCTGTGGGCCTGAGCTTCAACCCGAGCGGCGATGACGCCGTGTCCAAGTGCAAGGCCGGATTCGCGGCCGTCATCGACCAGATGAACGAGCTGCGCAACGGGAGCGACAACGCCGACGTGAAGCGCATGGCGTCCGTGGCGATCACCGAAGCGCAGACCGCGCAGATGTGGGCCGTCAAAGCCATCACTTGGAGGGGTTGAGCATGAACTATTTCAACGACAACAGCGCGAAGAATCAGGCGGCAGCGCAGACGCTTGGCCTCGGCGCGCTGCAGGGAGCATGCGCCGGCCGGCAAACGGCGAAGGGCGCATTGCGTGACCGCGTGTGCCGACTGCGGCGCGAAGCGGACCAACTGGAGGCGCTGCTCAAGGCTCTCCCGGAGGAATTGCCGGGAGCCGCGGACGCCGCGCTCTGGGAAATCGCGATTCGCTGACCAATGAAGCGCAGCCCGCTCGCCCGCACACCTTTCAGGCGCGAAGGCCCGACCGCCCCGCGCCAGGAGCATCCGAAGGCCAAGGCGGAACGCTGCAAGCACTGCAAGAACGCGCTGGGTGAGCGCGAGCGTGGGATTCATCCTGACTGCGTCGACGGCTGGTATGCGGCCAATAGGGACAAGATCGCCAAGAGAGTCGCGGCCAAGCAGGCCCGGGAAGCCAAGGCGCAGCGTGCAGCCGATCGGGCGAAGAAGCAAGCTTTGAAGAAGATCCCGAAGCTCATCTCCGAGGCGCAGGTGGAATTCAACGCCTACATCCGGGCGCGTGATCGCGACAAGGGCTGCTTCGTCTGCCTTCGACCGTTCGACGCGAACATCCCGGGGCGGGTCATGCACGCGGGCCATGTCCGCAGTCGCGGCGCGGCTGGGCATCTTCGATTCAATGAGGACAACTGCTTGGGAGAGTGCGAGGGCTGCAACGGCCCGCACGGCGCCAAGCCGCACCAGATCAAGGCCGGCGCAATTGCTCGCATAGGCCAAGAGCGATACGACGCCCTAGAGGCGAACAACGAACCGCACAAGTGGACGCGAGACGAGCTGATCGCAATCAAGAACGAGTACCGGGCCAAGCGCCGGGAACTGGAACAACAAAGGGAAGGAGCCTAGATGGGGAAAGCCGCAGACTTCGAGCCGCGCTGGCTGGTGTCTCTCATGTGCGTCTGGGCGCTGCACGCACGAGCCGCCGACAACAGGCATCTGGGCTATCCATCCCAGGCCGCATTCCTGACGGTGGGACGCGCGACCGCGGCGCATGCTGACCCCACGGGCTACTGCGCCCAGGACTTCGCGGAGCTGGATCTGGCTCTGGAAAGCCTGAAGGGCCAACACCTCGGACAGTTCATGGCGATGATGATGTACTACAAGCCGTGGGGCATCGAAGCCTGCAAGGCGGAAGGCTGGCCGTTCGGCGACAGCACCTATTACAAGCGGCTGCATGCGGCGCACCTTCATGTGTCGCGCTTCATCGACAACTTGCGCAAAGTGAAGCGAATGGCACTTGACAATCCGGCAGAGGTGGAGTAAAAACGGTGCAATTCGATAGGTTGACCCCGTGTCAGCCGATCAACCGAAGCCCGCCAGCGAAGCGGGCTTTTTGCATTTCTGCGGTGTAGATCAGTGGCAGATCGGCGGGCTCATAACCCGCAAGTCGCTCGTTCGATTCGAGCCACCGCAACCCCAAGCGGGGAGCCGTTCCACAAGTTCCAACTCGTCTCGCGTAGACACCAGGAACGCCGCTCTCTCGCCCCTTTCGGCACTTCAGGATTCCCATGCTGGTAACCACCATTGGTCAGTACCGCTGCGGATGCTCCCGGGTGCTGTCGTTGAATCCGCAGTCAGGCACCCTCGCATGTGCGAATCCTCAGTGCGAGAACGTTGGCAAGGAATTCGTCGCTCCCGAGGTGGAGTTGACGGAAGTGGCGCCCCCTTCATCCGCGTAGCCCATCACGCGCCCGGCGAGGGGAAACAAAGTCGCCGGGGATCTTCTAACTCGCGCACTCCGGGGTGATCGGCAGAGTGCGTACCGAAACAGCTCGCAGTGCTGCATCGCAGCATCAAGACGGAATGCGAGCCCCCCCCAATTCTTCAACTGTCGGACACGCCGAGAGGCACCCGAACTATGCAAGCTCTTAACTTCAACGACCAAGAGGCCCGTCTATTTGAGATGGGTGGCGGCTTTATTGCCGTGCGCGATGGCTACGTGCACCAAGGCGACCTTGCCAACCTCAAGCCGGGCGGCATCGTGCGGTGCCGCGCAAAACCGGACGACTGCATCAAGGTCTTTTATGGGGCGCACGAGCCGATCGGCTGTGTGGCTGGGTGGGTCAGCGAGGAGGCGTGATGGCAAACGCCGGCAATGCTGAAAAACAATCAACCCCAATCAAAGGAATCAAAAAGGGAGGCAAGCGTCCCGGCGCAGGCCGTCCGAAGGGGGTTCCGAACAAGACCACGCGCGAGCTGAAGGACATGATCCTCGGTGCCTTGGAAGGCGCTGGCGGGATGGACTACCTGCAACAGCGGGCGAACGACCCGAGGACCGCATCGGCATTCCTCACGCTCGTGGGCAAGGTTCTGCCCATGACCGTCCAAGGCCCGAACCCGGACGGCTCGCACTCGGTCAGCTTCACAGTCCATGGAATCGCGCCGGCTCGAGGTTCCTGAAAAGCTCCTGCCGCTGCTCGGGCCTGCACGGTACAAGACAGTGCACGGTGGGCGGGGATCAGCCAAGAGCTGGACGGTCGCGCGCATGCTGGTGCTGAAAGCCGCAGCCAGCCCGATCCGGGTGCTGTGCGCGCGAGAGACGCAGAAATCCATTCAGGAGTCCGTGCATCGGCTGCTGAAGGATCAGATTGAGGCGCTGGGGCTGTCCGGGTTCTTCGATGTGCAGGAGACGCGCATCATCGGCAGCAACGGCAGCGACTTTGCTTTCGCCGGCATCCGGCAGCAGGGGGTCGCCAACCTCAAGTCATTCGAGGCGGTTGATATCTGCTGGGTGGAAGAGGCCCAGGTCGTCACGAAACGAAGCTGGGATGTGCTGATCCCGACGATCCGCAAGCCAGGCTCGGAAATCTGGATCACCTTCAACCCAGAGCTGGAGGACGACGAGACCTATAAGCGCTTCGTCTCGGACCCGCCCGACGGCTCGCTGGTGATTGCCTGCAACTACGCAGACAACCCATGGTTTCCGGACGTGCTGGAGCAAGAGCGCTTGCTGATGCTCAAGCGCGATCCGGTGGGCTACCGGACGACATGGGAAGGCCAGTGCCGCCCCGCGGTGGAGGGCGCGATCTACGCAGAAGAGATCGCCGCAGCGATTCAGGCCAAGCGCATTCGCAATGTCCCCTATGACCCGGCGCTGAAGGTGCATTGGGTGTGGGATCTGGGCTGGAACGATTCGACCTCGATCATCGGCGCGCAGCGCAATGGCTCGGAAATCGCGATCTGCGACTACCTCGAAGGCGATCACCGCACGCTCGCCGATTACGCGCAGGACATCCGCGACAGGAAATACAACCTCGGGACGCTGTGGCTCCCGCATGACGGCGCGGCCAAGAACCTGCAGACCGGCAAGAGCCCGCAAGAGGTTCTGATGCAGCTTGGGTTCGATGTGCAGATCGTCCCGAACATGGACGTAGAGCAGGGCATCCACGCGGCGAGGCTGTTGTTCCCGCGGTGCTACTTCGACAAGGACAGGACGGCGGGCCTGACGAACGCGCTCAAGCGCTATCGCAGGCAGCAGAACCAGACGACGGGAGTTTTCGGCTCGCCGCTGCACGACGACAACTCGCACGCGGCCGACGCTTTCCGCTATCTGGCGGTCGTGGCCGACAGGCTGACCAATGAGACGTGGGGCGGCTCACTGAGCTATCCGAGGCTGACGACAGCATGAAAAGCGTTACGTACTTCCGCCGCTGGGGCTTTTCGATCAATGAAGGCGGCGGTCCCGTCAACGTGCATATGCAGTGGCGGAACGAGCGTTGTCGGCTTTTCATCTACCTCTATCTCTTTGGCAGGCGCTGGTCGTACTGCTGGAAGTGAACACCGAAAGGCATCGCTGAGAAGCGACCCGAACACATGGCAAAAATGACCGACGATGAACTAGGCGTGCTCGTAGAAAACGAGATGCGCCAGGCCATCGGCTATTTCGGCGGCAAGCTCGCAGAGCAGCGCAGGAAGGCGGAGTATTACTACTACGCCCTGCCGAAAGAGGACTTGGCCCCGCCGACGGTTGCTGGCCGCTCGTCCGTGGTCGCGCCGGTGGTGCGCAACACCATCGAGTCGATGCTGCCGCAGCTGATGGTGAAGTTCACGGGCGGCGATACGGTCGTGGAATTCGAGCCCACGCAAGAAGGCGACGAGGACAAGGCCAAGAGCTGCACGGACTACCTGAATTACCTGTTCTTCAAGAAGAACCCGGGCCACGCGATCACGTATTCGTGGTTCAAGGATGCGCTCAAACTCAAGCGCGGCATCATCAAGGTCTGGTGGGACACGCGCGACGAGGAAACGCGCGAAGAGTACAAGGGCCAGACGCCCGTGAACCTGGCGATGCTGCAGGACGATCCCGAAATCGAGATCATCGCGCAGAAAAGCTACTCGGACGAGGAGGACGCCAAGCAACGTCAACAGGCCCTGGAGCAGCTTCAGCAGCAACTGGATGCGGCGTTGAACGACCCGAGCCCGCAGGCCGGAGCTGCAGTGCAGCAGATCCAGCAGCGCATGGCGCAGATCCAGTCCATGCCCCCGGCGATGCTGTTCGATCTGTCGTGCAGGCGCACCAAGAGCGGCGGCAAGCTGTGCATCGACAACGTCCCGCCCGAGGAATTCCTGATCTCGCGCAAGGCCAAGGACATCGCCAGCGCGCCGTTCGTTGGGCATCGCGTGCTGCGCACCATCTCCGAGCTTCGCAGCATGGGGTATGAGAACGTCGAAAGCCTCGCATCGGATTCCGACGCCGACCAGAACCTCGAGCGGCTGGAGCGCCTGACTTACGACGATGATTTCGTGGACATCGGCGATGACCTCAGCGGCGATCCGTCGCAGCGCCGGGTGTGGCTGATCGAGGGTTATCTGCGGGTGGATTACGACGGCGACGGCATCGCCGAGTTGCGCAAGGTCTGCCGAGCGGGCGGGCGCACGCTGTCAAACGAAGTGGTCGATGCGGTTCCGTTCGTCTCGATCTGCCCGATCCCCGAGCCGCACAAGTTCTTTGGCCTGTCGGTGTCCGATCTCGCGATGGATGGCCAGCTGGCCGAAACAGGGCTGGTGCGGGCGGTCCTGGACAACAATTTCCTCGAGGTCAACGGCCGATATTTCGCCGTCGAGGGTCAAGTCAACCTCGATGATCTGCTGACCTCGCGCCCCGGCGGCATCGTCCGCATCAAGAGCCAAGGCGCCGTGGGCCGGCTGGATCAGGGCAAGGGCAACATCGCCGAGGCGATGGGCATGCTCGAATACATCAAGGGCTTCAACGAGGATTCCACGGGCTGGAGCCGCCTGTCGCAAGGCAACGATCCGTCGTCGCTGAACCGGCCCGAGACGGCAACCAAGGCCAATATCGTCAGCAACAAGGCGGATATGCGCGTGGACCTGATCGCGCGCAACTTCGCCGAGGGGTTCGTGGACCTGTTCCGGCTCATGCTCAAGCTGGTGTGTCAGTACCAGAGCAAGGCCGCGCGCATCCGCCTGTCGGGCAAGTGGGTGGACATGGACCCACGCGAATGGCGCAATCAGTTCGACGTGTCCATCAACGTCGGCCTGGGTGTGGGCAACAAGGACCAGCAGGTCGCGCACCTGATGACGCTGATCCAGTCGCAGGCCTCGGGCATGCAGGTGGGCATCGCCACGCCGGAGAACCTGTACCGCGCGCACGTCGAGCTGGCCAAGAACATGGGCTTCAAGAGCGCCGACAAGTTCTTTACCGAGCCGAATCCGAACCAGCCGCCGCCCAATCCGATGCAGGGCCAGATGCAGATCGAGCAGATGAAGGCCCAGGTCAAGGCGCAGGCCGACACCCAATCCAAGCAGGCCGAACTGGCGCTGGAGCGCGAGCGTATGCAGATGCAGGCGCAAGTCGATGCTCACCGCCAGCAGGTCGAGGCGCAGCAGCAGCAGCTTCGCATGCAGATGGAAAAAGAGCTTGAGCAGGCCAAGGTCGCGGCGCAGATGCAGCTGGAGCAGTTCAAGGCCCAGATGCAGCAGGACACGCAATTGGCGATCGCGCGCATCAATGCCGAGGCCAAGATCGCCGCGGCAGAAGCGACTGCGCAAAGCACGCTCACGCCGGCGCAAGACATGGCTGCGGACAACGCAGTGAACGATGACGCCTGAAGAGATGATTCACCGTGGCACGCGCGCCAAGGAAGCACTCGAAAACGAGGAATTCCAGCGCGCATTCGACACCATCGAAGAGGAACTGACCGAAGCATGGAAACTGAGCCCGCAAAGAGACGCGGACGGCCGCGAAAAGCTGTTCCTGGCGCTGACGATGCT